TTAGAAACACCTAAATTAAATAATGGAGCGGGGTTATGATTATTGATAAAATTAGATTCTACCAACTTGATATCAATATACTTATCGGCATTTTTAGTAAAAAACTTTAATATTTCTTTTAATTTATCACGTTCTTCACTGTCTTCTATATTTTTAACATCTTCAACAATTACTACTTCATAATCATCTCTGTTTTTATAATGGTGATAGTAAGACAGCAATGTATTATGTAACCATCCCGCCCTTTTTATATATGGGAATACTATTGAATATTTTTTACTCATTAATGCCAGCCATCAATTTTAGAAGAAAGTTATCAAACGCTTTAATATTTTCTTCTGTTACAATATTTTCGTATTCACTGGTTTTTTCAGCACCAGCAAACCAGTGAATACCAACCGTATTTTCAAATAAATTAGAGTGCTTGCCAAAAATTAATTCAATTTGTCTCCAATCAAATGGATAGACAGTTGTAAACGGAATATTATCAATTTTGCATTCATATTTTTCTGAAAAATCGTCAATATTTTTTTTATTATATTTAAAAAAAGAAGTAAATAAATCTCTCCCAATTGTTTGATATTGCAAATTATCTATTTTATTTATAGAATTTACACACATGTCAAATAATTGTTTAAAAAATTTATTATCACCAGCACTTGCTAGAAATCCAATATTGTGGCAATTATAGTGATAACAAACTAGAGTATCTTTCTTTTCAAATTTATTAAATAACTTATCTACTGGAGAAGTATAAAAAATATCAAAGTCTGACCACAAGCCTCCAACAGATGAAAGTAAACTCAATCTTAATAAATCAGACTTATGGACTTCAGATATCTCTTTAGCTAATTTAAAATCAGTTTCAACCAAAGACACATTTTTTATATTGGCCAAATCATCAAAATAGTCCTTTCCTACAGGACAATATTTTTTTTGTTCAAATCCGTCCCATTTAATTTCTTTATTAATATTTTTAGGATAGTAAACAAAAATCTGCCAATCCGGATTTAATTTAGAAAAAGAAACCACTGTCAAATATTTCATATAAGACAAGGGTTTATTTTTACCCCAATACAAATGAATTTTCTTAGGTATCATTGATTCTCCCAAATCGCATATGTATTTTTATCAATATTATCTGTAGATGTTTTAAAATCAAATTTTTTAAATACTCTATCTGGAATAAAACATTTATGTTCTTGATATTTATTTATTCCAGTGCCTTTCCAATCTGAATCTGGAGAGTTCTCCATCCATTCAAATATATTATTTTTCTGACCCAACCAATTGATGTTAATATTGTCAAAGAAATGAGATGGTGTATAAATAATAACCTTTTTTCTAGCCATTCTTTTCATCTTTTTTATAAGATTATAAGCTTCTTTAAAATCAAGATGCTCTAATATATCTAAGGCAATTACAACATCAATTGTGTTTATTCCAAATTCATATTTTGTTATATCGGCACAAATAGCATTTACGCCCAGCAACTTAATTTTATTTATATAAGGCTCATATATATCAAATCCAACAAAAGATTTACACCTTAACCCCATAACCTCTTGCAATACCCCGCATCCAAGGCTTGAAACAGAATCGTTTCCAGTTATTTCTTTTTGAACTAAATCACCTAGCCAATTCATAGTAAGCCTTAAATAAAATTAATATGTTTTGGTTTATCTTTGATACAATAATTTATGAATTCATTTTTAGCTTTATAAAGACAAGGATTTTTACATCTCAGATCAGGATTATGAGATTTAAACATATTGATCTTGTCATCACTCATCCACAAATCTTTGAACGATTGATTTTTTATAGAACCAATCTTCCCTTTTTTATTATACGCAAGTGTACAGCAAGTATAGACATTATAATCAGCCCCTACATAAGCAAGTAAATCTTTTGTAGGACAAAAATTATAGTCTTGAACTCCCTCAAACATGTCTTTCATTCTATCATTAAAAAGATTAAAAACAGTAAAATTATCATCAGATAGTTCTTGAGCTTTTTTAGCCAACTCAAAAGAATCTTCATATATGCCATCAAAATAAGAATAGCCATCTGGGGTAAAAGCAGCAGATATTCTAAAATTATCTACTCCAATTTCTTTAAATAATTTTGCTGCATCAAATATTTCTTTGTAATTATATTTGTTAACAACAAATCCTGCTCCTATAACACTATCTTTTTTGTATTTAACTAAATTTTTAATATTTTCAATAGTCCTGAAAAACATCTTTTTATTTACTTTTCTAAAAGATGAATATGTTTCTGGTGTAGCACAATCAACTGATATTCTAACCCAAGCTGAATCGCTTAAAATCTTACACAATTCATCATCTAACGCCATGCCATTTGAAACTAGAGCTAGTTCTAGTTTTCTATCTAATATATCTCTGAATATATTTTTAATTTTTGGGTGGACAAGAGGCTCTCCTCCTCCGGTTATTTGAATAGCTCTTACCCCCATATCAACACAAGAATCTAACGTTTCAACAATTTTTTCATAAGAAAGTAAGTCTTTATCATTAAATATTTCATTTGATTTATTCCCCTTCAAGCGATACGCACATGTTAAACAAGAATTGTTACACTTATTTGACGGAATAATCTGGACTTGCAATGGATTTGGTTGTTCTCCATCTTTAAACTGAATTAATTTGTCAAAGCTATGAATAATTTTGTATGGTGAATATTCCTCTTTAATCATTTTTCTCCCCTATTCCAAATTGCCGAAAACTCTTTATCTACTTCAACTGTCCCCAAATGTTTATTTGTACAACTCGTATCTATAAATATTTTATAGCCAGCTTGTTTAACTAAATTACAAAAATAAACGTCTTCACCAATATCGAATTGAATGTTAGGATCTGGATTTTTCATAAAAGAAAAATAAGGCTTTTTAATTTTGTTGAAAACATCCATATTAACTAATAAACATGCTGCGCCAACACTATCTACTTCAATTAACTCATTCTCTGGGACATTATCTATCGTTTTATAATTGTTTATCATACCATTAAAAGCACAGACTGAATATGGTGTAGTCCTCATAAAAGACAACCCAGATACAATAGGTAAGTTGTGTGAAAGTAACTTAATTATTGTATCTGGGTTATGTCGATGGTCTACATCAAGAAAAAGTATGTGCGTACAGTTGTATTTTTGTGCGGCGTCAACTAATTGATTTCTCATTGATGCCAGTCCTTGATAACCACCAGCTCTAAAAAATACGTGATTATCAGGCTTGCGCATAGCCATGAACGATTCAAAAAATTCAACTGGTACTGTATTGTGTGTTAATGGCACTCCTATAGCTAATTTTACGTCTTTCATTTTTCTCCCGATAATGAATGTTTTATTTTTCTTATCGGAAAATTATAAAAAGACTTTAACTTTTTTGAATAACAACGTTAAATTCGATTGAGTAAACCCAAGATTCATCTTCTTCTATCCAAAACGGGCCAAATATATTCTTTAACCCCATTCTATGACTATTATATCCTGTTATAGATAATTTATAATTATTAAACTGAGTAATTAAATAGCCTAAAATCGTACCTGCTTCAGAAGAAGAATTTATTGTATTAGAATGAATATTAAATTGGCAAGTGATGTCATCAATCGCTTGTGTCTGATCAGAAACTGAATTAAAAAAACAGTCATAAGAATGGTTAAATAAAAAATATCTAACAAATGGAAAGACTGGAACTTGTGGGGCCTTTACAAAATATAACCTGCTACCTATAGATGTATTAAAATTACTAGAAGCCGTTCCCCTTGAATAAATTGCAGTAGAAATAGAATTCATTATTTTCCTAAATATTTTTTAAATATATTTAAAATTTCAGATGTATTTTGCTTTAACTGTGGTCTCAAAAATGGCCTTTTAGCAGAATACCATGTCAGGCCCAACTCATGTCTGACACCGTTATCATTTGTAGTTCCAACTCTCCCAAAAATTGCTTGGATATTGTTACCATAAATAATTGGGCTTATTTTGCTATCTCCACTTTCTGCCCCACCACTTTCTCCCCCAGATGTCACCCAAGAAATAGACCCGTTCAAATCACCAGTATCTGGAGCAGGAGGAACACCAGGGACAGAAGCTTGATGCAAACCTTGTCCTGGGACTTTAGATGGCCACATTCTGCCCGTACCTTCAATCATAGAATCTCTAACATTAGCTGTCACGGCGACACAGCTTTCTTTAATTGCTTCTTCGCCAATAGTTTTAACAGCAGCCAAAACCTTGTCGTCAAACCAAACAGCTTTCATTCTACTTTCTTCAATTCTAATGATAGCGTAATATTCTTATTGGCGAGATTATCTACAAAATTTATTTGATATAATATACCATCACAAAATGCCCTATCTTTCTCTGTTACAACAATATCTTTTGGAAAATCACAGTTAAAATAATGCGTAGAAATAGTTTTTGTCGAATCGTTGACAAATCTTTCCCTGGCTTTAAAAGCAATAAGAGTCCCTTTTAAAGTCTTAATGCCATACCAAGACGTTGTGTAACCACCCATTCCATCAGAAACAGATGTCTGTCTATGTATTTCTAATTTGACTTTATGGCCAACCATTACTATACCTTGCGTTTTTTATATCTTTCAAGAATCATTTTAGCTTCTTTTGGAAAATCTCCAGCTTCAAAAACAGATAAAACAGAATTATTACCAACCCTATATTGAGTTAGGCCAAACCCATCTTCATTCCTTCTATTGTAAAAATACTTCACCAATATTTTTACCGCCAGTTGCAAATTTTTCGGCATATTGTCAGCAGAATACCCAGCAGTATAATCAACATAGATATTTCTAAAACCTTCTGGCCATCCACCAAATTTCCGAATTTGAGCTTTATCTAAATCAACATAAAAACTATCTTCATGATCGTCTGTTTTATATAAATCAACCCAATTACTGTCTATCACATTTAGCCCATACACAGGAATCAATTCTGTGGACTTAACGCTACCGTAGACAGACGAAAGAATTTCTGCTTCCCATCCATTGCCTAAGGCGTTAATCGCGGCTACAACAGCCGTTACAGTAGTATTAGAGGCAAATGTAACAGAAGTATCGGCAGTACCATCTAAAACAAGTCTTAACCCAGTTGTAGTAACAGAGACAGTTGCTGTTGATGTTGAGTTAGTGTTTCTGACTTTCATTACTCCAATTATCCATACCGCAACTCTATCTACTGCTGTTATGGGATAATTGTTTAAATTAATTATAGAACCGCCGCTACTATCGTACCTTTCCAATCTATAACTTGTTTCTTCAAATACGCGTCTACAATAATCAGAAACAAGTCCTTCAACATCTTCTCTGATTATATCAACTATCAGAGTTGGATCTCCGGCTTCAATATCTGAGACTATAGTTTGAGCCGCACTTTTATTGCTATCAAGTCCAAGTGTAAGTCCGGCGTCAGAACTTGTATGAGTATAAGCAATTGTCTTGCCCGTTCCAGCATTTATAGTAAAAAGTCTTGTTGTAGAAGAATATGATACAGCAAATGTTATTACACCTGTGCCGGTCAAAGTAGTGTTTGCGTTCATTTGAGTCTGAAGATGAGAGGCTAGCCCAGATCCATCATATGTACCATCACTCAAATCTATATTTACTGGACCACCACTAGAACTAGTAAGATTAAGAGTGTTATTCGCTTTAGTTATTGTAAAATATCCTTTATCAATATCTAAAAATGTAAGACAATCATCTAAACTTACAATGGCCATAATTTTACCTAATTATTCTTGATCTACAAATTTATTATAAAGACTCATGTGCTCTTCAGTCAAAAAATCTTTTTCTTTACAAACTTTTAATCTGCCTTTAATTATATTTAAAACATTTTTAGGAATATAAAATTCTTTTTCAGAATCATTAGTCCATTTAACTTCTCCATCTTCTTGATGGGTTATTGAGTACAAGTCATGCTCATCTTCAGTAAAAGACAAATATCTTAGACAATCTTGATACATACCATAAATAGTCATGTCCACTTCTTGAGGCAATAAATTTAAAAGCAAGATCCTATCAAAAACACTCAACTTAATCAACATTTAAATCTCTCCCGTCTAAAGTTATGGCGAAACTGAAATCGTGACTTTCTTTTCAGGGTTAACGTAGAAATTGATTGGCTTAATGATACGGTCATGAGCCACCCATTTTACCTCAGTTGAATAATCACTTTCGTAACCATAGACATCATAAGCTGTGGCGGCGAAATAATAGGTTGTTCCAACAACAAGATCCCCTACTGAGCCCTCAACATGACCATCCACCATTGTGCCCATTTTCTGGTCAACATCTAAAGTGTATTTTTTTGACGCTGTGCCATAGTAGATCTTATACCCGGCAAGGCTGGTCTCTGCATTTGGAGACCAAGAGAACCTTGCCTCGGCAGCAAAAGCATAACTGGATAAGAATAAAACAAAAATAGTCGCAAAACAAATTTTCTTTAACATAATTTTCACCTTGGATTAAATCTCTCCCAATATGTTTGATCTATTTCAATTGTACCTAAATGTTTGTTATCACAACCGGTATCACAATATATTTTATATCCAGCCTGTTTAGCCTTTAAACAAAATGCAAAATCTTCACTTACAACACCGTCGCCAAACCTATAATTCATTTCGAACCAAGGATAATTAATTTCTTTAAAAACACTGACATCAACCAATAATGAAGCAGCTCCAATAGCATCTACTTCAATTAATTCATTTTTATTCCATTGTATTATATTCTTGAATTTATCACCATCTTGTTCGAATATAATTGGGTCATATGGATAAGAACGCCTAAAAGATAAACCAGATACAATATCTTTATCATGTGACAATAATTTAAGGATGGTATCGGAATGATGTCTATGATCTGTATCAAGGAACAATATATGGCTAAATGTCCCATCTTTAAGAACGGCATGAATTATTGAATTTCGTTGATCGTCTACTCTTCCCCTATTCCCAATTATTACACTATGTTGGGGTTTCTTCAACTCTATCCATGATTCAAAAAATTTGGTCGATAAAAAATCCCAGTTGCAAGGAAGACCAATGGCGATGTTAATATTACCCATTACAAACACCAGCTAATTGCTAGTTCCGGGAAGTTTAATTTATGAGGCAATCCTTCTCTTATAATAAATTTATCTCTTGCTAATGCTGCATCTTTAGCAGTTTTAAATGTTGTTTTGTTAAATACTGTCTTCCCATCATTTCTTACAATTGCAGAAAAAGATTTTCTCTCCGGTTTATAAGACACCCCACAATATCCAGAAGTGTTATTCGACTGTAATAATCTTTTATTAAATCCATTCTCTCTTATAGTTATAAATCTACAATTCCAAGGAGCATAAGGACCATCATTATCGATTCGATCTAATTGAAGACCTTCTTCCCATCCATTATTTAAACACCAATCATTAAACACGGGGAATTCAAACACCCATTCACTACATACATAAATTCCACGCCCACCATAACTGTCATACGATCCATTATTCACATTTGAACATCTACTATTGATATGTTTCCAAAGTGAATAAATTTTATTCCTTGATTTTCTTCCACCCATCCCATGAATTGTGGATCTCTCTACTAATTTCTCTATTTTAAGACAGCCGCAAGATTGTGATTTCCCACTCCTCAAAACTTGTAAATTAACTAATTTAATTGTCTCTTTATCACATAAACATTTTACAACGACTAGCCTACCTTGCCTCTGACTATATGGCAAATCAGCATAAATTACAACCCATCTTCCATAAACGCATCCCAAAACATATTCTTTTACATTATTACTCATAGTATTCCTCCTATACAATCCATAATATATTGAGAGAAGAGGTGGATTAAATCTCTTGTCGGGTGCGCTCCCTATCCCTCAATATAACTATATTCTAACTTGCGTAAACCACTAATCCTTTGATTACATGGAGATTTGTTACGGCACCACTGGCAAAATCAGCACCAGCAGTTGAACCGACTGTATAGGCTGCTACATTTAAACTTGTCCCCATATCGGCTGAACCCACCACGATCAGTTTATCAGCGGACTGATCCCAAAGCATGTATTTGCCAGTAGTATCGCCATAACATTTAAAATCCAAACCAGTAGCGTCTTCCCCTAAAACAATACCAGTTGTTGCACCAGTACCTACTTTCTTAAAAATTAGGCTTCCACTTGACCATTCTGATTTAACTAAAGTAACGGGCATAATTATATCCTCCTAATCCATACAAATGTTTATCAGCGGTGGTTCCGCATTCTACTTCTTATTCTTGCCTTTCTTAACTTTTGGGTCTTTTACCATCTTATCTTTTATCGGAAAGTCTAACGACTTATTCTCTATTTTAGAATCGAGAATAACAACGATACCTTTACTTTCCAAATCCAATGCTTTCTGTTTTAATATAGTCATTTTCATTGGGGCTTTATTCCCCATCCACTCCCCAATGAATTCTACTTTTACATATTCTAATTTATTCATTTTCTCCCTGCTTTAAAGACAAAGCTTGAGTGAAATATCTCAAGCTTTGTTTAAATCAATAAATTAAACAATGGCTGTTGGTTTTACTTCTTGGATAATCTTACCACCACCAAGAATACATACAATTGTCCCATCTACTGGGTCATCAGTAGTTTCATCAGTGGCGAGCCTTGCATATTTATCAGTACCAGAAAGTCTAGAACTATCGATCTCAATCGCATAAATTTGGTCGCTACCAGCAGTAGTTGTGAACCCATACGCAGTAGCTGTCTGCATATCAGACCAAGTATCACCACTAGTACAAGTCCAATAATTAAATGCTACAGTTGTCGCAGTTGAAGGCGTAACATCATCACAACTTTCAACACTGATACGTGCAACACCAGTAGAACCAGCCGCTTTTTGAATTACCCAAAGACACTGTTCGTATTTGCCAAGATTAACAATATCCGTATTAGGACTACCATTAAACAAATCCTCATAAGCTGCTTGACTAGCACTAGGCATGGCGTTTACAACATGAACATTCTGAAAAAGTCTTCCACCCATAATTTATACCTCCATATTTATATTATAAAATTATACCCCCTACGATATTAATAAAATGTGGAAGCTAAGACGGGAGATTTCTTAGCTTATCAACTTTAGTTTAAAACCAAAGCCTATCCACACTAATATTATTAACTTCTTGAAGTAATTACAATAAACGGAGAAATTGTGTCAGAACTGGCCTCTGGAGGCACCAATGCCTGCGGCATCCAGCTTTGACCAGCAACGTAAAAGCGCCACCGATATGCCATCTGATCAACGTCGAATTTTAGGTGCATAGAAGTGTCAAAACCAATACCACCATCACCACTAAGCATACCGAGTAGATACTGTTTCATGTCAGCAAGAATCAAATCGCCAGCAGTGCCTAAAGCTTTTGCATGGTGGCTAAAAACAACAGGGAGCCCAAACAACGTATTATACGGTTTCCCACTAGCCCCACCCGCTGGCATAAATACAGGGACACCAGCGGTGCCTACAGTTAGAGACATGCTTGCAAGCTGAGGAAGAGTATTGGGGTTGGCAATCCAAACAGCATTAGATGGATTAATGCAACGCGCATACATTTTAATAACATTTTCCCAAACAATGGTCGTAGCTGGTTGACCAGTCTCAGCAGTGATAGAGACAAGACAAGGGGCAGAGAGTAACCCCTGTGGCTGGCCAGCGCCAGTACCTTTAAGGATAACCCTGTTCATTTCATAATTAAAACCATCAGTAAACCCTTCACGCAATATATTCTCCATACTCATAGGAGAAAAGCGAAGAATTTCATCACTAGCATAGGCAAGAGCTGTTACTTTATGAAGATTTAGATTAATATAACCAAACTTGATATTCTTTTCAGTAAGAGACCCTTCCTCTTCAGTCCATTGCCAAGCAACGTTACCATATACCAAGTTCCCAGATTTATCGAAACCATTGACATAAGGAATTTTTACAGAATTTGACTGCATAGGAATTTGAGTACACCGACCCATCAACTCATTCTGTTCTTTAGCCGCAACAAGAAGGTTTTGCCGAAATTCTTCAGGAACCAGATAACCACCGGCTTCGCCGTCACCAACATTCTGAGAAGGAGAACCAGCAGCTTTAATGGTTGCACAATTATCTTCCCATTTAGAAAGTTCTGGAGAGAGTTTACGATATCCAGACTGAGCAGCTTTAGCAACATCAGTTGCAAAGTGGGCAAGTGTTTTAAACCCAGCCTTCTTATCTTTTTCTGCTTCACTCTGACCAACCACAATACGTTTTTCAATCGGCTCTACTGCGGCTTTAATTTTTGCATCAATTTCAAGAGCAAGCGATTCTTTAAACTTAAGAACAGCGCCTTCAACTACGGAAGCAGCACCCTTGCTGATAACTTCATTAAGTTCATCAATAGTCATCTTACTTTTAGTTTCTTCAGCCATTTTATTTTATCCTCCAAATTTTATTTTATGTTTAATAATCGCCTAATATCTCTTGTATGATATCTCTAGCAATTTAATCCTCAAATTCAATTATACCCTTAGCTTTTTTAATTCTATCTTCCACTAAATCAGAAAGATCGATCTCATCAAATGTCTTTTTAACTTTATCAACAAATATATCTTTTATTTGAATAGCATCAAAGTCAAATTCGACTTCTGATTTTTTAACCGGGATTTCTATTTCTATAAAATCAATGCTTTTTGTCTCTATATTATTGCCAATATCTTTTTTCTTATCTACGTTCTTTAAATCTTGAATTAAGCATCTTTGCTCTTTCATTTGTTCTAAAGACTGAATTAGAGCTTCTTCAATACTAATTCCATCATCTTCAGCAATCATTTTAGCAAATTCTACTAATTCTTTTAAATGAGCGCCAGAATATCCATCTGTTAATTTAGCAAACTCAGTTATAATATCCTTATCGGCATCTTTTATAAAAAACTTTAATAGTTTTATTCTGTTATCTTCATCTGGAAGTGAAAAATTTATAATATGATGAAACCTACCAGGCCTATCAATCAATGCGTCTGGAATATCTTCTGGGAAATTTGAAGTTAAAATAGTTAGAACACCTTTATTTTCCCTTATCCCATCCATTTCAGTTTTTAACAAATCAACAGTATAGCCACTAAGCCATGTATCAATATCTTCTAAAAAGAAAACACTAGGCGCAAGAGTTCTAGCCATTTCAAAGCCAATGCCTAAAGCACTAGCAGCTCCCCAGCCAAAATCTTTAGATGAAGCCCAGATAAAAGTCGTATCTGCTTTATTCATCAAAATCTTCCCAGTTAATGTTTTGCCCGTACCTGGGGAACCAATAAACATCATTCCACGACTAGGAGACTTTGTAGATAATTTTTCAATATTCTTCTTAATTTTATCCTTTGCTTCATCATTTGGGAAAATGACATCATCCCATCCTATTTCCTTAACCTCAAGAAATTCTCCACCAATAGAAAATTTTTCACCTTTAAGATAATTATTCTCATCAACCCATTTTATAGCATCTCTGACAAACGATTTATTTAATTCAATATTTTTATTAGAAGTAAAAATATCAATACTTAAACCACCCCAATTTTTATAAATTTGAAAAACAAACCTATCACCATCATTTGATTTATAAAATTGAGTTCCAGTTACTAAAAATTCTTCTTCTAATTTCGAATTCAATTTTACAACAGAATGTTGTAACGGTATTTCAGATCCATTACCATAAAAATTTCTTTGATCAAGTAATTCATGCTTAGACAGAACATTTTTGAACGCAGACAAAAAATTGCCTTTCATCGCATTTGGAATAAAAAAATCTGTAGTGAAGATATCTTTGATTTTACATCCCAAATATTTAGTAAAAATTTTATATTCAAATCCTGCCGGTTCTGTTCTTACTTGAGTAATATCAAAATCATTGACATATTCTTTTTTTATTTTTTCAGCATCAATATTTTTTACTTTTAAAGAATTGAAAAATTTAATTCTTTCGTCTATTACATCCGTTTCATTTTTAATCTCTTCTTCTTGTTTCTCTTTATTAAAATCGTCTAATTCTTTTTCAATAATTATGTCTAGTTCTGACTCTTTAATACCCTCTAATTCTTGATCTTTCTCAATTAAAGATTCATTATTATCTACTTCATTAACACCAAGTAAATCCAATTCTTTTGACAATTTTTCTAATGCCTGACCTTTGTCTTTAAAAAACAATTTAGAAATATGGCCATTTTCATCGTTTTCATATTTTTCTACAACAGCAGAAAAATCAACTGGAATATCAGAGAAATTTTTATATTTTAAACTACCATCACTATTATAAAAATTTTTAATTTCAAGAAAAGCAATAGATGTCAATTCTTTCAATTCATCATCAGTAAGATTTACTTCTTTATCCAATTCATCAACTTCTTTATTTTCAATAAACTCTATATCAACATACCAATTACCCATTTTTTTGATATCTTCTTTTGTCCCAAAGCCTTTTGATATAGCAATCTGCAAAGCATCTGGATTGCTTGGAACAGGGACATCGCTATATTCTGTCATAACCCATTGAGTAAAAATACGCTCTGCTCCTTTTATATCATCTTCATTCAACTTCATATTTTTTAATATTTTGTCATTAACATCACTAACATCAATATATGAAATGGGAATAAAACCAATGCTTTTAGCCATAGGGAAACCAGCTTTCCTATATCTCCACACCTTTGCCCCCATACAATCAGAATCTTCTGTGTAATATTGGGTTTTTGAAACTAACCCATTATCATCTGATTTAATCCACATACTTCTACCAAGGGGTAATTCACCATCCTCAAGCTTATATTTATGGCAATACAAAACAATTGGATGTTTGGTATAATGCTCTAAAATCGCGCCTTGTGGCAAAACAATATCACCATCTCTATCAACTGATTTAGTCGTAATATAATCAATAGATGATGTTTCATTATCCTCAAATTTTATATCACTAGGAACAAGCCCTTTTCTAATATATGAAGTTTTTTCTAAATCTATATCAAATTGCTTAGAAATTTGTTTTGCAATTTTTTTAGTAAATTCACTGCAATCATTAAGAGAAAATTGCTGAGTTATTAAATCCATTTTGTCCTCCTGAATAATTATTTTTAAATTCTTCAAATTGTTCTGGTGTTGTGACCTTCCCGTATAAATTATGAAAATGAATATGTTCTTTCTCAATTAACGTCACAACATTATTAATATCGAACAAAATGTGTTTGAACAATCTCCAATTTTCTTTTGTTATGCAATTTTCTTTAATAATAGTAGAATATGATTTTATATGGTGATGATGCAATTTACCTTTTCTTTTTGATAAAATAGAAGTATTTTTATCTCTACTAAAACATTTCTTCCTAATATCTAAATATTCTGACGACTTCCTTATCAAATTTTGGAGAAAAGTTAAGCCGCCTTTCCAATTAACACTCTCCTCTCCTACATATTTACCAATTCTGGCCTCATTAGAACATTTTATGCTACAATATCTTCTTTCCTTTCTATTTGCCCAAATTTTCCACTCTTTAACCCCAAAAACCTTATACTCTTTTTTGCAATTCTCACAAAACAATGTTTTATATGCCGATTCATTTTATTCACATATTTTACAAATACTATTTTTATTTATCGAATATTTATTTTTACAAACCGTACAACAATATTTCTTCCTTTTTGAATTAGTTTGAAATTCTCCTTTACAGTACTCACAAACTTTAATCATTCAATCACACCAATAATTACATTGGATAAGAAATTTATTATCGCCAATTTTTTTTATTACAGAACTATCGTCAATCCCCATACATTTACATTCTTTATTTGCTATACATTTCAATTTTACACTATCATGATTATATCTTGGGCAAAATTCATAATTCTCTGGGATTAGCTGATTTTTATTGTTTTGTACTGCACGAACAAGATTAATCATGATATTCCTTTTTTAATTTTTCTAATGAATAGGTTTGGATATCAAACCTTCCTTCTTTAAATGAATCGAGTAAAACCAAACCCTTCCAATATTCTGTAATTCTACCATGTACATAATCTTCATGTTTCTCAAAAAAACAACCTACGCTTAATATTTGTTGTAAATCATCTTGCCCATGCCTTTTAAAACTTTCATACTCCATACTGTGGACATGAGCAAATACGCAACTTGTAAACATTAGTTGGCTAACTTTTCTTGTAATATTTACTCCACAAACTTCTTTCGTTTTATTAAAAGGAATGTGCGTAAAATTTATTTTATTTAAACTTAAATATTCTCTATAAGGAATAGACTTTATATTCCTTTCTTTTAATTTCAGATCTTTTTCTATACTTACTAGTCCTTCAAAGGTTGGATCATATTCTAAATATCTAACAATTCTGTTTTCATGATTGCCAATTAAATAATAAATATTTGGCCTATATATTTTTAATTTTTGTAATCTTTGTTTTTCTTGTAATTCTAAAAGGTCATAAAATATAACATCTAATGCTGCGTTCCCTTTATCTATTTCTTTTTTATATCTCCTACCTTCCATTCTTTGACGTTTATCTTTATCAAAAAATGATAAACAACTCATTGTCAAAAAATCACCCATAAAAATAATAACGTCTGGTTTTTTATCAACAATAAATTTGCTTAACAATTTAAACCTACTTAAATCATCAAGTTCATCTATATGACAATCACCTATTGGTAATATTAACAATTATTATCCTCTAATTAAATTATTAAAATATATTATCGGAAACGGGCAAGGTATCGTCCGCCAGGGCAACACGGCAATTCATGCAGTGCTGGCAAGATTCGGCTTCAATTTTTATGGTCATCTTCCTGTTCCTTTTTTACCTCATCCTTTTTGGCCGATGATGAACTTGTCCCGATCACATAGGTGATGCTAGTCCCGAGCATCGTGCCGTTGATAAAGCCTATGATGATATTCACGATGTCTTTATTTTCCGGCGGAACAGTGAGAAAAGATACCGCCGCCACATAGCACGACCCAATGATAAGACATAAAAAAGCGAACGCGATTGATGATGTCATATTGATCTCCTATCTAAAATTACCCATACCGCTGAAATGCCCGCCGCCGTGACTATACCCATAAATTTCAGGAGGAATCTGATTACCTAGATACTCCCAAATATAAGAGGTTAAGGTTATATCATCAACCCCATTTAATTGCTTGCCGACGGCGGCAAAACCCCTTGCGCCGGATAGGGTATCCGTTCCACCTCCCACTATTTCTCCAGTGTACAAATAGTCAGCCATATCTGCCTTTATTCTTCCTTCGTTCGGCCATGGCCACAAGGAATCTTCAGTTTCCGTGTCCCATCCAGCTTCGCCATAGAAGGTACCGGCCACTCCTAAACGATACAAAATTGTCGCCCCGCGACCTGCCCCAGCATAACCAGTACCATCTAAATTTGATCCACTTTCCACTCGAACAGGGTAAAGTATTGCAGGTATACCATTTCCAGGATTTCCATCTGCCGGGTCAATAGCATTTGATTGTGCCGCGCAGTAGTCGTTTATGTCTGATGCTGTGATATAATAATCAGTAGTATTATTATATAAGCAATTATATGTTCCATCCGCGAGATCTGCGCCGTAAAGTGCTACCCCCCCTATCCCATACAGTACGTTATTTACTACTGTTACACTATCAGCACTTCCACCCCAGGGATGCAACCCGTCCCCAGTTATATTAATAAGTGTGCAATTCTCTATTGAGAATGCGCCTGTACTATAGGTGTCTGCTCTTGTTTGCTCACCAATATTAGCAATATCAATAGCCAGGTTATTTTCTATTGCTAATCCAAGACCGGGCGAACCGGTAAGCCATGGATTATGGTTGTTGACGCTGATGCATCCTTTAACAGTATTGTATTCAGAACCGTGATGAATATAAAAAGTCCCTGCTACTTCAGAAGTATTTAGCCAAAACTCTTCATGATCGCTATCTATCGCAATGCAATTCTGGAAAGCAACATAATCACTATCGTAAGAGGTGAAATTAGCCATTGGATCAGTCCAGTCTGTTCTGTCATATCTTGCCACACAACGCCTAAAAACATGATGATGGCCCCCAGCTATAAATCTATATCTTCCTGCCCCCCACGCCCAACAATCCTCTACTAAAAAATAAGAGCATCCTGCCCCTATCCAAAACGATGCCCCGGCTGATGGTGGAGTTGTTTCGTCATAGGTAAAAGCACAACGTGAAAATTTAAAATAACTTAGATTAACACCATATGTCATAGTATAATCAAGAGCCTTAATCCCCTCAAATGAGATATATGCATACGGAGCAGCAGGATTACCATCCATCTGTATAAAACCATCTTGGAAAATTGCTAGTCCGTCATGTTCGGCACGAATTGTGGTAAATGCACCCGCTAAACCTGACGGTGGAAGTTGTGTTTGGGACAACACATTATTAGGCCCTGAATATGTTCCATCGCGGATGATAAGAACATCGCTTTGTGACATTTGACTTACCGCGTATCTTAGTGTCAACCACTCGTTATCGGTCGCCCCAGTTCCGCTATCACTTCCACCAGGAGCCATATAATAGGTTGCGGTATACCCTTGGTCAGCAGCTGACAAAAATAAAAGCAAAAATATCCAAAGAGTTCGCATCAGTCCACCGTATAAGTTATTGTTAATTTCGGCCTATTTGTAGTTGTGACATCCTCACTAGAAACAAACACATGCCATGCGACTGGGCTGGTATTCAGAAAAAGAACCCAGCCATAGTTGCTGCCATTATTGATCATATCCTGAACGTCGGCAGCTAATTGTGCCGATGAAAAATCTTTCCACTCCAAGTCACCGATTGTGTCTAGTATGACAGCGGCACTCAGGTCAACATCCCTGTCCGCATTATTATATGCAGCTCCTGCTGTTGACCATGAGTTTCCTGTAGAATACACATTCCATGTTGCCTCTGTTTCTACCCAGTTGCGCAATAGTCTATACGCACTACATGTTGTATCACCATCGTGTGTACCACCTCTCAAAATCGAGAGCGTGGCATTTGTAACCGTAACTGGCCCGGTTATACTTGATAAGTCAAAACTTATCAAAATGTTTCTTATATAACCACCACCGTTAGCTGCACGCGAATGTGAAGTGGCTGATGTCCCGTAGTTTGTCGTTGTAGCGTCTTGGACGATATATGTATCTATCGTGCCAGCATAACTATCAACACCATCTTGAAAAGTTATTTCAACCGGTGTGCCGCAATCACTATCAGCCCCGTCAACCAAACCGTCACAGTCATTATCAATACTGTCAGCGCATGATGTCTCTGGGGTTTCGGTGGCGACACAGGTCTGTTGCTGCACAACCGTGGCCATAAATGGGTTAGCATAGCAGACAGCCGCAAGAAATATAAAGAATAGAGTAAAAAATAATCTTTTCATGTTTGGCCTCAATCTGGGCAATCGCCAGTATTATCAGCGACAGCGACCCATGTCCCTCGTGTCCCCTCGCAGAACCAATCAGTAGCACCGGCACCAGTTGTCAGCGCATAACAAGTCAGCTTATCCCCAAGTGCTGGGGCAGCATTACAGATACACCCATTATCAGTCCCGCTTGTTCCCTCAAAGTTCAGGAAATTGTCAGCAGCAGCTTTGAAACAGGTGTCGTTTGTAGCCATCGCGGCAACGATATTATAGACAAAACTGTGGCCTGGAAAGGTGTCAACATCATTTCCAGTCAGGATAAGATCGGCGTCGTCAGTCTCTCCGTAGTTGGAGATCACTGTTCCGTTGGTTTCATAAGCGGTCAAGGTTGCTGAAGCTGTTTTGATGACTTCTCCAAGCCTGCCGCTTACGATGCCGCTTGTCCGGTATGTTCCGGTAGCGTCAGTGTAAGATCCAGATTTTTCAACGATGGTATCAGCGGCGTCGGAAAGGGTCTTCGCCCTGGTTGCTGACTGGCCGGTGAAAGTTACTGCTCCCGTTGCGTCGATGTCACGAATGGTATTGATAACGAAAAGCACGGTTTCGAACTCGGAAAGAGTGTCAATCATTTCCTTGTTCAACAGATAATCATTCCAGTCTGTGCCATCGGCAATATAGTGGAACCCGTTATAGTAGGAAACTCTCCCAGCTGTGGCGGTAGCGGTAATTGCTGTGGTATTAATGGCTTCATAGTAGTGCTCACCGTCTGCTGCGTTAGAAGTGAATCCAGAAGCCACCAAAGGCTTGTTGAAAGTAAAATCCGTATCACTGACCGTGAATGCCGGGTCTGTCCCGGCACCGGTATCAAATGTGTGAACCTGCGAACCTCCTGCGGCAGTGCCCCATATCACGCCGTCGTAGGCGGTAAAGTCCACACCACCTCCCAGGGTTTCGGCGAATGTCTCCAATGCCTGGATAGCTGCTTTGACAGTTTGGTTATCCGCAATCGTGGACCCGGTGAACGCCCCAAGGTTTGCAGCACCTTCCGCCACGCCTGAGAGGGTGATCAGGTCATCAACCGCAAGGCTGGCCGCAGTTGGAACAGCAACCCATGACCTGACCCCGGCATCTGTTGAGCTAAGGACAAATCCAGTTGTGGCTGGATTATCCAGGGATGGTTCATACACCCCCGCCCCGATAATGGCCTGGATCTCTGCCGAGGTGTCCACGGTTGGATCTTGCTCAGTCGCTGCATTCGTTCCGCCTTTGTCAAGGTCCTGATAGCCGTTGCTGTCGGCGTCCAGCTCAACCGCCAATGCTTGCCAGGGGATTAAAACCAGTGCTGCTATCAAAAAAAGTCTTTTCATTTCATCTCCTCACCATGTAACGGCTTCACCGCCGAAAGTTACTGATTCACCGTCGAAAGTTACCAGCTCAACATGCACCAGTCCACCACCCAACTCATAGCTATCCGGCGTCCCAAGAAACCACAGTGGCGGCGGCATTGACACGCCTTTGCACAACTCGTAGGCTCCTATTGGCTCACCAGACCCGCAATAGACATTGTCATGAGCTGTTCCGGCGTCAAAGATCGATTTGAGGCGTGGGCGACCTTGAGTGTCGAGCAGTGGGTCAACGGTTAAGTCGGTGGCGTCGAGCACTATGTCGTTGTCCGGTGCGTTGTAAACAAGGTTGTCATGCTCAATTGCGACAGAATTGTTAAGCGTTTCAAAACCTTTACTTGTAGGGCTGGAGCAGAGGTTAAGAATCCACGTAGTGGTATTTCCTATGTTGTCGCCATCGGCTTGTGAAAAACATACATCTGGACTCATAACAGTGTTGCCAATCCATCTGTTTCCGCTGCTCTCGTTACTGGCGTTCCTTAACCCCATGCCGCTTGAGCCATTTACGAGGTTATAATCTATCAGGTTCCCTGTGCCTTTAAAAATACATATCCCTCTGCCACCGCAAGCAGCGTTGGTGTTTTTGATAATATTCAACGAAACGTGGTTATTAGTAGACAGCAATGTGTCATCCAAATTCGCCCAATCCAAAATGATACCGCAACCGTCGCAGCTCGCGGTATCAACAGAGTCAATACGATTCGAGAGAATATCAACATCATTGATCCAGTGGAGTTGGAGACAATTTACCGCCGGATAGTCTGAGTCACCGCACTGTCCGACATGGTTATGATCAATGGAAGACGCCAATGTGCTGCCGTCAATTCCGCCAGGCAACCCCATAAATGGGCCGCGTGTGTGGTCAACATCATTCCTGGCAACTGTCAGCCCTTCTACCCTGTGCCCCCCACTCCAGACATCTGCGTCAGCGGTGCCGAATATGAAATTTTTGAGGTAGTCGCCAATGTTATCGGTAATGGAGATATTATACGGGTGTTTCGCATTTGCTCCCGCCTGCGCCATCCTGATCCCTTCCATTGTCCCATTGCTGCGAAAATCATTGTGGTGAAAATTTATGTTGTAGGAATCAGCGGTTGACGTGTAGATATCAAGGCATGTCTGGGAAGTGTCGGAATCACAAATGATATTTTTTACTTCTACATCATGCTGCCCGAAGAAATACACCATTCTCCCGAGCGCAGCACCACCGGAAAATGTTAGGGTGTCGAGACCGTCAATTTGATAATATCCCCTGCCGGCTACTCCGAAAAGAAGGCCTTGCGTTGCGGAGTAAGACAAAACCGGCGCATCCCCGAAAGCTGGCGCGAAGTAATACCATGCATCTGACGTACCGGTAGCCCTAACGATAAGCTGCCCATCAATTGGCCCGGCATCATCGCAAAAGTAAATGGTATCTCCTGGGGTCATATCGGCGGCATCAACACCCCAATTGCCTTGTGTGGAAAACCAAGTCTCGTCATGGGCCGTAGCACAACTTGTGCCTGAATCATCGCCTTGAGTTGCCCCGGCAATATAGACGCCCTTTGCCATTGCCACAGAAGGCAGAAGCAGCAGAGCCGCGACAGTGAGGAGTTTATTTTTCATTTCACCCTCGTCAGCGTGAATTCAAACTTTGGCCTACCCGCCTTATAAAGCACACCTTTTGCTGTGCCGTCCGGCTGGACCTGCACAAGATCGGTAATGTTATGGAAAAATTTATCGTTCCATTCCACATTGTAATCCAGCAAATATTCATTGTCGTCTTTGCCGAATGGATTCTTAATTATTTTGAAATACGCCCCCTCAATCCCCACGGCCCGGTTGAAGCCTTGGCCGTCCCGGATGACTTTGTGGTCATTTAGCGGGTTGAAGATTGCCGCCCAGCCTAAGCACTCAACTGCCCATTCGCCGTCAAGATTCATGTTATTATCAGCCAAAAAATTCATATATTAAAGTAAAGTAAGAATAATCGTTCCGGTAGCACTGACACCACTATTTGACGCAATATCAAGTTGTAATGTAGTTGGGCTTCCAATTGGATAGTTAGCGTTATTACTATCAATCATTGAGTATTTTTCAATAGTACCGCTTGTATCTATATTAGATAAAGCAGTGCCAAACACATCTACTCCAGCATCATCTTTCAATGTTATATCAGCGACACCAGTCGTCACAGGTGTAGTTCCGGGTATATGTCTTATTTTTAAAATAAAACCATAATATCTACTTACAGAAATTCGTGTCGCAGTAGATAAAGATCCATCAGCAGCAGTTTCATAAGCTATTGTTAAAGTCCTTAATCCAGACATTGTACTTTTTGATACAGAAAATGTTACAAGTTCTGCACAATAAACATTAATTGGAACAAATAAAAATAAAAACAAAAAAACCAATCTTTTAACCATCTTGTCCTCCAACTAGCAACCTTCGTGTTTGTGGCATTCTTTACATTTTAATCCAAACCCATCTTTTTTATTTTTATCCTTGCTAAAGGAATTGATAAATTTTTCTTTTTTACAAACGCAACAAATTTTAATTTTGTCCACCCTATACCTCCTTTTAGCATAGATCCTTTTAAAATAGTGTGACAACAAAGTAAGGATTCTTTGCTTTCGGTGATCAGCCTAGTCACACTATATTTTATTTCCCAGCAACTCCATCATTTTTTTAGAATCGTTAACAATATTCCCGGACCCATTTCCATCCCCAATATTTGTTAATATATTCTCAGGAGTAGTCATATTCACAGGGATAAAAGGTTTATTAAAAATACCCCCTAGTGGTTCTTTACCTAAAGAACCCCTAGCCTCATCAACCGAAAGAATTGATGTTTGAACATGTTTAATTCTCTCACTTAACAATTCTTCTCTTGAGTCAGGAACGCAATTATCATATGCTAGAAACAATTTTTCATCATATCGCCAAATCAATTTTTCATTTAGCTTTTCTTCAATCCTTCTCAATCTCGGCTGGATTGTAAAGCTCATGTATTGATATATAGCAGCATCTACATTCGCTCTATTCGCTTCTTTGCTATACATACCAAGTGCTTGTCCAAAAGCGTTTAAAATTAATTCTCTTATCTTTTCTCTACCGCCAAGATAAGACATCTCTTTAGGTGAGGTTCCAACTGGTTTAAATTTTAAGCCACTATCAAGTAATGGCATTTTCCCCGCATTTTTAGGACCAGTAAATGCTTGTTTAATTTCTGCTTTTAACCTTTCAAATTCATGGTCTCCGAGCTCGCTATCTGTTTCAAATGTTCCAGACAATGTTCCTTGGTTTTTAAACATTGCTTCTTCATATTCATTAATAGAATGATTTAATGAATATTCTTCAGTAATAGAAGAAAAAGGAGGAAACCCATAATAAACAGATTTTGGATTTGGCATTTTAAAATGAATTACAGCCTTTTCTTTTAAATCTATAGACTGAGTTCCTTTTTGATATTGATAGCCAGAAATAAAACTTTTACTATCGGGAACAACCTTACAATTTTGTGGTGGAATAATCCAAATTTCTTTTGGAATCCCCATTCGGTCTTCAAGAATATGCCAGAACGTATTTCCAGTAAGTTCCTGATACAATTGTGTCATTTGCATCAGATCAAAATTATTCATGAAATTATTTACATTTTTTTTCAAATCAAGAAATGGGTGATCAAGAACTTCTTCAAACTCACTGGCTTTTCTAACAGAAGTTATATTTGATAAAAATGGATTTTCCCTAATAAAAGCATCTTGAGATTTTGAAATATTTCTCGTAGGGAAATTTTTTATTTTTTGACCTTTCTTATTTTTTGCCACATAAAGTCTAAGAGGAATATTTGCTACACTATCAGCATTTTTAGAACTTGCAATATACACCCAAGATTTATAAGAATTCACCATCGCATTAAAATCATCTTCTGGGTATAACTCTCTACCATATTGCCATGGATAAAGCCATGGCAATGACGTTCTTTTTCTTCCAACCCTAGCAGCTCTCATTTCAATTTCATATTTAAAAGGGTCTATCATTATTTATTTCCTTGAGAAGCTTCAAGATAAACTTTATATCTATTTTTAAAAAAGTCTTCATGAAAATATTTTTCAATAAACTCTTTTTTTTCTGTATCAAAATATTCTGTAATAATATATAACTTATTTTCTTCTGGATCTAACTCTCTTAAAATAAAATCTGGTGATGAAGAATAGTCTTTAATATAAAATTCTATACCATCATGAATTAATAAAAGACCTTTTGGAAATATTTCTTCTAATTTTGCAGAAAAAAAATAATAATTTTGAGCCAAATTTTTTGTTGCAAATATATAAAAAATATTGTAGAGTAGTTTAAAAATATTTTTTATCATATTACTCTTATATGAGGAATCGCAGGCTCAAAGAAACATTGCATTAAAGAAGCAAACTTGTCTGGGCTTCTCCCAATCTTCTTTTTAATTGTTTTCTTATC